CAGTAAAATTAAAGTCAGGTTTGAAAGCAAAAGTTTTACAGGCGGTGGTGATGATGAAGCGGTTCCTTTGGCTCTTAATTTTCGCCGTCAGGCTGTAAATGCTTTGGATTTTGGCAGCACCTACATGTTGGGGTCTGCAAAATTTAGATTAGTTAGTTTTGGAGATAATAAAGATCCTGATGGTGGAGATGTAAACGCTACTTTTGAATGCGTAGAGCAGGGCAAGTGCCCATCTGCTCCTTACAAAACAAAACTCCCAATACAGGAAGCAAAAGACAGCAAGAAGAAACTTGAAAGCCATATAAAAATACTAAGAAACAAGTTTGATGACACTGAGGCAGCGCCTGAAGATCTTAAATTGCCTCTTTTTGATGACGAAGGGAATGAACTTGACGACCCTCAAGTAGAAGAGGTTAAGGCAAAAGCCAAAAAGCAATTCAACCAAACTAAATTTGAAAATAAAAAGTTTTCAGTAGGCAAATGCAAACTTGACTATGACTTCTCTAGCCCACGCATAGTTAGGTGGACAAACGAACTTGATGAAAGCAAAAGAATAGTTATTGACACTGCAGGCTCAATAGAATATACAAAGCTTTTAGAAACTGAAGCTTTAGCTAACCTGCCTACTATCTCAAGCAAAAAACTAGGAGATGAGCTAAAAAGCGACATTAGGAAAGCAAATAATTTAATACAAGAAATTCAAAATGGAGATTACGATGATTCAGGTATAAAACTTACAATCCCTGACAGGAATGGCAAGATTTCTCCTTTCAAGAATGTATCCTTGGAAGCTGTGATTGATGCAGAGCTTGACGGACAACTTGCTTTCGGAAAATTAAAAAAACTAACTAGCAACAAGGAAAAAGTAGAGAACAACCTAAAAAACGCTACAGTAGCTATAAACAAAAACCTTAGACAATCTGACAAGCTAAAGAAAGATGCTTTTGTTAACAATGATGGAGGCAAGACTAGGAAATTCCCAAACAGTGCAGACTTGAGGAATGAAGGTCTTGTCTTGAACAAAGGCAGAGACAAATTAACCCAAAGGTTGAACAAGATTGACGCTAGGATTGAAAACAAGCGGCAACAAATTATTAAGCGCCAAAGGTCTTGGTTGATTAAACAATTGCAAGATTCTGACAATGCTTTTACCGATATCAACGGCAATCGTTACGGCTCTGGCGGAATAAATCAAATGGAAGACCGAAAAGATAATTTGCCAGGCAATACAAAAATTCCAGATATTCCCGGTCAAGCTGCTATTGCTTTAGGGTTTGAATCTTTAATCGCAAAAAAGCAAAACACTATCGAGCGCATCCAAGACATTTTAAAAGACTGGGAAGATTGTGTAGCCTCGGCAGACAATAACTTTTTTGTTAAGGCTTTGGTTAAAGCAGATTCAGCTGCTTACGAAACAGTAAGCGAAATTGACCAAGCTAAATTCTCAATCAAATCAAAGCTGTTTAGACGGATATCCGGGCGTCAAAAAAAGTACGGCGAGAACAAAGCGTCTAAGAAATACTCTTTTGGAGACAACGGCATCCATGGACGACAAGCCTTCTTCAGGTTTTCGTACAAAAAAGCAGTAGATCTAAATTACAATGTGCATCCAGCACTTTTTGTATTGCGTCAATCCTCAGAAAGCGATGCGTATAACGATTTTAATTTTCTTGCACCAACCCGTGACAAGTATGTTTTCAAGCTTGACCCTGTTTACGATGTAGCCTCTGAAGTTAAATTAAACGGTCAAACAAGGCTTGTTCTTTTAGACAGTCATGAAGAGGTACAGTCCACAAGCAATATTGCTGATGCCGGCATTGTTTGGTACAAAGGCAAAGAATCTAACTTGCCAACACTTGAGGAGCGTGGCCCTAAGCTTACGAATGAGTGGGACGTATTCTCGGTTAACACTGACACGCAAGTTCAGTTTAGTTTTGAAAACGGACCCGAACTAGCGTTAACGGTTGTAAGCGAGCAGCAAATACAAAGCACGGAGAGTGTTTATAACAAATTGTCAGTGCTAGGCCTAAGCATGTTTGCAGGAAAAAGCGTTCAAGATTTACGAAGCGTGTCTGCGTTTGTAACACAAGGCAAGCAAAGTTATAAAGTCAATGATTTCACTGCGTTGTCTTCTGGTAGCACAAGCTTTGCTCCAGACATTTTTGTAGACACCGTTTTGGACAAAGAAAACGGAATTGGCAAGTACGCCCCAGCGGCTGCTTTAGATCAAGAGAGTTTAAAACTAGCCAAGCTGTTTTGCAAAAACAATAATTTACCTGTAGAGGAAGGCTCCCCAGTTAACTTATTCATGGATGGCGTTATTGCCGATAGTTCTGCATGGCGCGAGTTTTGGGTAAGTACAGCTCCATTTAGCCTGCTTGAATTTGCGAGAAAGAACGGCAAGGAGACTCTTATCCCTGCACTGCCTATACGCAACAACGGAAAAGCAGCTGACAACGACGGTCGGCCTATCTCCTTAACTATTTCAGCATTATTCACGACAGGAAATATCCTTGAAGATTCGTATAAGGAAGAATTTTTAGACTATGGGGCTAGTACGCAGGATCTGATCGCAAGCATTGTTTACAGGGAAGAATCGACAAAATCAGTGTTTCAGCGTAAAAGAACAGTCGATGTAAAAAGAAAAGATACAGAAAGCGAAACAGCTATTAAAGAAACATTTGACGTAAGCGGTTTCGTTACTACAAGACAACAAGCAATTCTGTTTGGCAAAATGTTAGTAAATCAACGAAGATTTATCAGGCGAGGTGTCGAATTTAAGACGTTCCCATCAGTCAACCCGGTTGAGCCTGGAGCGTTTATCTATGTCGATATTGGCCTGACGAGGTGGGAAAGGCAGTCTTCTGGTGTTATTGGTGCGGGCGGAGCATTAAACTCGCCGTTGCAGGACAACATTCGGAATAGCAATTACAACTTTTTGATTTACGATCGAGACGCTAGCAAGGTGTCTGCCAAGAACTCAGTAGCAGTGCAAAACGGAGTGGCGTCATCACTTGCTAATAAGGCTGGAAGCTTGTATGTAATGGGAATTGATCCAGGGAAAAAACGTGTCTTCAGGATTACGGAAGTAGAGCTAGACGAAGAAGGCGAAGTGACTGTAAGAGCCGTCGAATACCCATGTGACGATGAGGACCGTGCTTTGATTGCGGACTTTAGGCCCAGCCAGTTTGAGGTAAGCTAGTATGAAAGCAATGCCCTAAGCCCAGCGAACCAATGGCCTTTTACACCGGACGCACAGGCTCGCTGGCTTTTGGAGGCAAGCCTGTTGCCAAGATTCGTGACTGGTCAGTTGAGACTACCTTGGAGCTTTTAAGCACCAATGATATTTCTAGCGCCGTAAACACCTTTACGCCTGGAGTCAAAGGAGCAACAGGTAGTGCCACTTTGATGTATTACAAGCTTGAAGGCATCGAAGGCAATACCTTGACTGAATTTACCGCGTTATTAAGTAAAATTATGAAAACAAGTGCTATCACGGAAAGCGATAGAGTAAGCCTTGAGTTAAACGTAGGAACTGGCGGCACAGATGATATCAAGTTTAATGCTTATATCACTTCAGCTAGCGTTTCAGTAGCAACTGGAGAGTTGTCTGTAGTTCCTATTAATTTCACAGTTGACGGGGACTTCACTGAAGTCATTAGCTGATGACCTTTTTCCTTGGTAGCCAGGGCAACGTAAGGCTACGCCGTGGGACAGAAATTGTCCTTGGCAAGCTAAATGAATCAGTTAATACTGATGACATTAGCACTGTGCTTAACCGTGTTGGAACGGCAAACGGAATAGAGAATTTGTTTACGGGAGACAAGGTTGACTTTGAGACTTCTGATCCACGCAATCTTTTGTTTATTCCAGCGTCCAACTGGTCTTCTGGCACGATACAAGACACTTACAGTACTTTTATAAATGTAAACGCTGTTGGTGGATTGCGCCTTTATCCAACATTTGCTGACGCTGTCAATAACAATCGTCAGAATGAAATAGTACTGCAAGCTTTTACGGGAGATCCCATTGATCTGACAATTACTGTCAGAGACGTTGGTTCTAATATTCTTGGCGATGTCACGAACTACGAATTTAACGCCAGCCGTGAGCAAGTTGACGTAACATCACTCTCCGATAAATTCAAAAATCAGTACAACGCAGGTTTAATTAGTGGTAGCGGACGTGTTGAATGCGTTTTTAACAACAAAACTGATGGATCACGAGAGACATCATTGTTGATGTTGCAATTAATTCAAAGAGTTGATCTGGGTTGCGCTTTCGATCTTTTCCTTTACTTGGTAGATAAAGAAATAAATCCAGCAGAGGAAAGCGTTTTTTATTATCTTTCGGCTGTAGTGACAAACGCTGGCGTTACTGTTGATTTAGACGATGCGATCAGATGTACTTTGGATTTTG